CTGATTCGTATCTCCAAACTCTCTTTCACGAACTCTATCACGTTTATCAACACGTAATGGGGAATCTTAAGGACAAGCACGGCAAACGCCTCTGGAGGGGCATAGACCACACGCAGACGGACTATTCTGATCAACCCTGGGAACGTGAAGCACACCTGATGGAAAAACAACTCTATAATGAGTATCTGAATATCTCCAATGTCGTTGCTTTTCCTAATCGCTTGACACAATCCTGAAAACTCTGTATAATGACCTTTGTGGAGGTTGAAAAACTATGATCTCAATGAAAGCTCCAAAGACCAAGAAACATCTAATCTCAGTACAACCAAAATCAAAGAAAGCAGTCAATCGCTTTAAAAATATCATGGATAATCTCCATACAATGGAAGTAGAACAAGAAACTGATACTCAGTTCTTTGTAGTTTCTATCAACAGGAAATATTGTTTTTGGATGATGCGAGAAAATGATCCTCATTGGGAAATAATTAAATAAATACTATTGCCTGAGTTGGTGGTTCTTTTCAGGTTGGGACAAAGCATCCAATTGGGTGCTTTTCCTGTATAAATAATATTAACCACCAACTTAAGAGCAGTAATGAAAGGAGTAATTTATTGCTACCATTGTATTCCTACAGGAAAAAAATACATTGGACAAACAATTAACGAAGAAAGAAGAAAATACGAGCATAATCAATATTGTAAAAGAGGGATAGATAAAAAATTTTACCGTGCTGTAAGAAAATATGGATGGGAAAATTTTATATACGGAGTTATAGATACTCTTGATGAAAATTTATTGGACGAGAAGGAAACTTTTTATATCCAAAAGTATAATTCACTTAATAATGGTTATAATGCAACTTTTGGTGGTAAAAGTACAAGAGGAATAAAATTAAGTGAAAGTCATAAACAAAAAATAGGACTTGCAACTAAAGGAAAAAAATCTGGAAAAAATAATAATTTCTACAACAAAAAACATTCTATAGAACTTAAAGAAAGGTGGAGCGAAGAAAGAAAAAATATTCCATATTGGAACAATGGACAAAAAAGCAAAAGGAGTGTAAAATGTCCAGGCGAAGGTTGGGTTCGTGGTACATTAAAAAAAGGAAAATGGTGGAATAATGGAACAAAAAATATACTTTCTAAAGAATATCCAGGTAATGATTGGAAACCTGGAAAAATAACAGATAAAACTTATATTTTTATTTCTCCCGAAGGAAATGAATTAGAAGTAAAAAGTTTATCTTCTTTTTGTTTAGAATATGAACTTGATTATAGAACTGTTTTAAGATTACTTAAAAAAGAAAAAAAATATCAATCTCATAAAGGTTGGAAATTTAAATGTTTTATAGATGTCATCAAATGAAATCACTATTACTCACTGTTGCACTGCTGACTACACCAGCACTCGCACATAATCACGAGGTCACTGTCAAGACACCACAAAAACCTAAAGTTTATCGTCCATTTACATATGAAACTGCTTGTGCATTAGATTCTAATTTACAGACTCAATTTGACACCTGCAAAGTAGTAGAAACCCGTGAAACAGGTGGAGCACTGCGGACTCGTAACATTTATTCTAACCGTTTTGGTCTGACGATCAAGTCTTGGTTTGATAAAGAGAAGGGTTTTATGACTTGGGATAGTCATAACAAATTTGCCTACAAGTGGGAGTATAAAGTTTCTGGTGTCGATCAACAGGGAGCATGGAGTATGGTGATGCCTGGATTTTTACTACAGAATGTATCTTGGGATTGATTGTTAAATAGTATAACTACTATACTGTTTATGGATGAATCACCTGATATTAAATGGAATCGTGGTTTGGATTTGTTTATAGAGTCCGTGCATAAACCCGACCACGAACTACGAGAACTTGCACACGAACAACTGTGTTATCACGAATTAATGTCAGTTCGTGAGCACGTTCTAGAATATCTTAAGACTTTAAGACGATGACTGCCTATGCTGTTTGGTTTATTATCTTTGCTTGTATTGCTTATCTGATCGCAACAGATGAGAGTGTTGCGAAAGCAGTTTATTTTACAGGTAAGATTGTAAGTAATCAATTTGCAAGGTTCCGTTGGTGGGTGATACACAATCCCAGAACACCCTGGGCGCAGTACGTGATGTGGAGACGCTCAAATCAACTTGCAAAAGAGTTGATGAATGAGTTAGAAAAGAAGAATAAATAGTGATGCCTTAACTGACTGCAATCTGTAAGGTGGGAGAGTAGAAATACTCTCCTTTGTAATATAAATACAAATGCAGTCAGTTTAAGAGTGGAGTTATGCAACCACGTATCTACACGTATAAGATTACCTTCGAAGAGGTTCCTTACTACTATTATGGCAGTAAGAAGGAAAAAGTATTTGATGAAGAGTATTGGGGTTCTCCAATAACAAATAAATGGTGTTGGGAACTTTATACTCCAAAGAAACAGATATTAGAATTATTTGAGTATAGTGATAAAGGATATATTAAAGCACAAGAAGTTGAAGGTAGATTAATACGACCAGTTTATAATACTGATGAATGGTGTTTGAACGCCAATTGTTTGGGAATTTTTTCTATAGACCAAAAAAGAAAAGCGGGCAAAATTGGTGGTGAAATAGGAGGTAAAATAGTAGGAAAAAAATCATATGAACTTGGTACTGGTATATTTGGTATGACTACTGAAGAAAAAAGAGAAGTGTCTTTAAAAGGAATAGAGACACAAAGAAAAAATAATACTGGTATTTTTGCAATTACAAATGAACAAAGGAGAGAAAATGTAAAAAAATCTCACGAAACCCAAAGAAAAGAAGGCAAGGGATTTTTTGGAATGACCGCAGAACAAAAAAGTGAAGCAGGAAAAAAGGGTGGATATCTTGGAGGTAAAAAATCACAAAAAACTTTAAGAAAACACAAACTGGGAATTTATGGTTTAACCGAAGAACAAATGAGAGAAAATGGTAAAAAAGGTGGAAAAATAAGTGGTTCTCAAAAATGGATGTGTTTAGAAACAAAATATATTTCAAATCCAGGAGCACTTACTCATTATCAAAATGCGAGAGGTATAGATACAAAAAATAGAATTCGTATAAAATAAATATTTTATTATTAGGAAATAATAATGTTAAGCCACAATTACAGAATGAGATTAGAAGCAATCTGTGAAAAGATTGTTAAGGGGGAGACAGTAGAACTTAACGAGATTATATGGGCAGAAAAACTTTCCAAAGCAAATCGCTCTGCTGCGACAATACTTCGTCAGGCACGTAGAAGAGCAGAAAATCCTGATATGGACGCAATGGATGATTTTATGAATCAACTTGACATTGGTGGATTAGGGCACGAACGCTTTGGTCGTCGTGGTTTTGATAATCCAGATGATCTACACGATTGGTTTAAGCGTGATGAAGATCAAACTGATTGGAGACAAAGAGATTGACTTACGAGGAGTTCATTCACAAAGGCACCGAACATTATATGGATATGGTGCGTTTGATTGATATTAAACTCAAACATCGTATGCCTCTTACAGAAGAAGAAAAAGAAATCAATGATTACATTATGAAGTTTCAACATAACACTAGAATTAATGAATTGAGAGATAAGTTTGAGAAGTGTCTTAATGTAGAAAAAGAATGAAACCTTTCGTATTAATCGCTTGTTTTTTACCAATTATTGTGATATGGTTAGTGATGAAATTATCTCTATGGTTGTCCTCTAGTGTAACAGAAGTCAATTATGTCAGAGAAGATGCAAAACGACCACACGGACCCTATGTGGAGAACCCATATGAAGACGCTGACACAGAGAATGAAGAGAATTGAGGTTGCTGAAGTGATTGATGAAACTATCTGGAGATGGTATTTTGAGCACGGAAAACAAGTCCCCAACTGGAAGTATGAGAAAGACCCTCAGTGGTGGATTGATTATCTGGAAGAACTTGACAACTCAAAATAAATCTCTTATAATTGGCAGCATACACCTCTCTAATCATGTATAAACCTTATTCACCTGAGTGGCACCGCTACAGGTATTTGAAAGAAGCACTGGATAAGTATCTGGATGACTATGTGGATAATACTGTTATTGTAACAGATATTCTGGAGATTTTATCTGAACGCTCTGAAACTGCGTATAAAGAGTTTGAGCAAGTCAATCAACTTGAGCACATGCTTCGTCAAAATCAAAATGAAAGAGTTTGATTATT